ACGGCTATTGCCATTGCGTGTAAGAACTCTCCGTGATATTTGTCGTGATTACAGGTGTACTCCCTCCTCACCCAACACTTGAAGTGAGGTATATTACTCTGTAAATACGGCATTAGTTTTTAACTAGTTTATACCCTTTGCTCTTAGCAGCCGATCTAATCTTAGCTAATGTCATACCACCAACGGCACCACCTTTTTTCATGCCCTTCTTTTTCATGACACCGCCCATTTTCATACCTTTAGCCATCATTTTGCGTGGTGAAACCTTACCACCCATCTTCATGCCTTTGGCTTTGACTTTGCCACCTTTTTTCATGCCTTTGGATTTTACTTTACCACCCATTTTATAACCCTTTTTCTTCATCATCTTATTTGCTCCTTTACTGATTTGTTGAGGGATTTGTGATCTCGATATTGCCATTTATTTTATTGCTTCAATAAAATTCTCTACAGCCGCATCTAAACTTTTAACATTACCACCTTCCTGCATAGCAGCAACTGGCATTTTCATATTAGCCAAAAGTTGATTAAAAAAATCAGGTTGAATAATCGGTGGAAGAACAGGTTGTGTCGGCATATTAAATTGCGGAAACGCTGGTAAATTACCTAAATCAAAGCCTGGAACTCTCGTTGATTCTACGATAGGACTTGTTGGTGCTGTTGGGGTTGTGTCATCTCCAGATGGCGGTAAATCTATAATCGGGTCAATCGGTGTGGTTGTATCGACCGCAGGTGGCAACATACTTTGTATCATATCTCTCATACGTTGCTCTTCTGCCAAACGTCTCTCTGCTCTTTCTTGATCTTTTCTTCTTTGATCTTGAAGCCGTTGATTTGTAGCTGCTGTGCTTCTTGTTTGTGCTAATAAATCTGCATACCCTAAAGGTGTGATGTTGCCAGCGTCATCTCTTGCCTTACCAAAAACACCACCAAGAACATTCGCTATACCTTTTTCAAATTTCCCCATATTTGCTAATTCATCTGTTGCATCGTCAATATTAACAAATGTGTTGTCATAGCTTGGTGTTAGATTTGCTGATCCTTCAAAATAATCTTTTTTATCTATATTTAAAGGCATCGAATCATCTTCTGGCGGAAAAACATTTAATGGTGCTGAAAGTTGAGATGTTACATCAGGAGTGTTAGATTCAATTCTTTCTAATAAATCTTTTTCATATGAACTATCTATATCTTCTCTTCCACCAACATTACCACTTATGTTGCTAGAAAAATTTTTATCTCTATACTTTTCTTTCTCAGCATAGACATCTCCAACATCTCCACCACCAATAAACCCTTGAACAATACTGTCCTCATTACTGTCCATTATCTCTGAACCTAAATTGTTCATGAAATTAGGGTCAAAAACATCGACCATACCACCTACATTCATCATCATGGGTGGCTGTGACATCGCTGGCAGCATTGCCTGTTGTACAGGACGTTGCATAGGGGGCATAGCAGCAGGTGCACTCAAGGGGGAAATATTTGGTAGTAGCTGCTCTGCGGTCTTGGACTCTATCGCGTCCTTATAACCTTCCATATAACTCTTTAACTTACTTCTTTTTTCAGCAGATACCGCCATATTCATAGGTGCGGGAGCCGCAGGTGCGGGTGGTCTTGGTTGCAGTGGGCCACCCATCCCAGAAGCAGAAAAATTTGCCATATAAAACCCCTATATATCGTCTATATAAGCGACTTTACTATCTTTTTTTTATTTTGACAATACGTTATCTATTTCTTTTACCGCTTGACGACACATCCGATACATAAAATCAAATTGTGGGTTCTGCTCACCATGTTCAACCTGGTCTGCTAACGCATTACGCAGTTTTTTCATGCGTTCACGCTCAAATCTTGAAAAAACAAGGTAAGATTTGTTCTTTAACACCTCTTCAAATGGTTTTTCTTTGTTTTGAACCAAATATTTCATCGCATATTCCATGGGAAGCGACACAGGAGTGTCGCCAGACTCGTAAAAACAGTACATTCGGTGCGTAATACCCAATTTTTTTGCCATTTCTACCTGCGTATAGCCTAAATCCATGCGATGGTAACGCATATCATGCCCCTGCCACTGGCTATACTCGGTTTTTGGTCGCTTAATTGTGCTCTTCATCTTTAACTTCCTTTAATATTTTTTCTTTTAGTAAATCTTTTGTAAAATCCTCTACAGAATTAAACCTTATCGACTTTCCAGACCATGACGCTAACTGCTCAGACATGATTTTTAAGAAAGCACTCTCTTTTGCAGCACCATAAATGCTCTTCTCACGCATAAAGTCTATCACAGAGGTTGGACCTTCACCCTCGAATACACTCTTTTCGCCTACATATAGTTCAAATTTTCTCATTATACACCTTTTTATTGTTACATATGGTATATATAGTAATATATTACATGATTGTCAAGTTGTGCCTGGGCGTTTGCGGAAAACTTGCGGAGCGAGCGACCGCGAGCGTAGCCCGCCCGCAGGGCGGCCTTGGGGCGAGCGAAGCGAGCCCGCCCGACGTTTTGATTGGTAGGGTACCTGCCCGACGGTTTGCCCTGCTTGTATACGCTCCCCGATCAACTGGCGAGCGAAGCGAGCCGAAAAAAAAACCGCCCACGAAGTGGGCGGTTTTCTGTAGCCATTCGGCAAGCTTTGTTCACAAAGCCTGCTCACGTTGTTTAAACCATTTATAAAGTGCGTCACCAATTCCGCAAAATATCGACGGGTTGCCTGCTTGGTTGTCGGGTTTAATTCTTATTTCGTTAGTATTGGCGGTATATGTTTTTAATATCTGATAACGTGCAAACTCGTCACCGTCTCCAAAACTTGCCCCATTGGTTGCCTGTGTGTGTGTCACAATAGCGGTTCTGCCAAATCTTTGACGCATTTCTGAAATTCTGCCCGCAATGTTTGATCTGCTTGTACCTGTTTCAAGCATCATATCTCTAACGGTTGCTCCTGTTTCTGTCCTACACATTTGATAAATAGTATCTAATCTTGTTCCTGCTCTAAATGGTTGCTCGGGTGTTGAAAGTTCTTCTTGATTATTGTTTGAATAATCAATGTCTTGTTCATCTGATGTATAAAACATTGCAACGACTAACCAAATCCAATTAAACATTTTGCGGGTTTCTAGTGTTCCTGCTCCTTGTCTAAATTCTATTGTTCCAATTCCGCCCCAATTAGCCAAATTAACTGTGTTAAACTTCCCACCAATTACGCGTGACATTTCGCCTGCGGTTGTTGCTCTTTCCCAATCTCTGATCACTGCCCTATTATTAACAAGTTTATCAATAGGTAAAGCAAAACGGTTATTTGTCCTGCTCCTTGGTTGCAATCTGTCTAATATTAATTGGTTCAGTGCATAACGTGTAATAACTCTTTTAACTAATGGTAAAGGCATTATGGCTTTTAATCCCATTAAAGAACCAAATTTCCAAGATTGCTTGCAAAACTCTTCTTCTAAAATATCAATGCTATTAATCCATTTATTACCAATATGAAAATGACCGCCACAAGATGAGTTAATTTTCGCGTTTAATTCATTACTTAAAAAATTAGTAATACTAGTTAAAACATTAAAAGAATAATTACACAAAGCAAACGGTTTAATTTTTAATTCGTAAACTTGATTTCCGCCATTTGGTGTTTGATCTGTTCCAAGATCAGCAAAATTTGTTAATCTATTAAAACCGTAAAAATCGCGATTTTCTTCGATATGTTCCACAAGTCTGTTTTTAATTCCTTGTAGTCCTAATGGCGGGCGAATGGTTGTTGATGGTTGAATATAAAACTCAATTTCCCAACCAATAGCAGGAAATGCATTTCGCGTATATGTTTCGTGCGGGTTTGTTGTTATGTTCATATTTAATTGATCTAAACAATTTAATAAACTTGTATGATTTAAATAAGAATATAAATTGTCTAGTTCCTGCTGTTCTTCGTCTGATATTTGAATATTATCTGGCATTTTCAAAACTCCTCGTTTATGTTGTTTGTGGGATAATCCCATAATATAGTTATAATATGTAATATATTACAAGTCAAACAATAATTTAAATAAATGTTCGGTTTTTTTTCAGCTGGCGGTTTGACCGCCAGCTGGACCTGGTGCCGCCAGGCACCAGATGCGAACAAAGTTTCGGGAAGGTCCTGACAGCGAGCTGCCGCCAGGCAGCTCGAACCCCGAAGGCAGCCGTCAGGCTGCCCGATTCCGAACAAAGTTTCGGAATGTTTCCCAGGCAGCGAGGTAATCCCCGATTCTGAACTTCGGCCAGCGAGCTGGAGCGAGCTGGCTGCGGGGAGGGCTAGATAGGCACGACCCGCAGCCGAACAAAGTTTCGGGTTTTCGTCTGGACGCAGCGGATCGACGCTGCGGGCTGGCGAAGCCAGCCAGTTCGCACGCTGTCCAGCGAGCGAAAACCCGAACAAAGTGTCGGGTTACGCCTCCGCCTCCCCGATTCTGCTGATGAGGGCGGTCGCCTGCCCCGCGAAGCGGGGTTTTATGCCGTAATTTTAGTGGATTGCGTTAGTTGAAGCTATCTCATTCCGAACATTTTTGTCTGGCGTTACGTTTTTCATTCTATGTTCTGCCAGTTTCTTAAATTCTTCCAGTTTCTCAAGGATTTGCTCCCTGTTTAAACCTCCCATATCCTCGTGCAACACATGGGATTTATTAACAAGTAGTCCAGTTGCCTTTAATCTTAGTTCCTCAGCCCGTATAGCGTCGCTAAACCTACCATTCTGCCACGCATCATTGCGTATCTTCAAAAGATCACGCACCGACTTCTCAACGGTTACACCGAACTTAGCGTTATTCTCCATACGCATCTCTTGCAACCGCTCCTGCACGACGGGATTACGCAATAGCCTTACCGCATCAACGGTTGGGTTTTTATACCCTGCATCTCTTGCCGACGCAGTTTGCGTCATGTCTTTATGCATGAAGTTATTAAGGAATTTTTGTTGTTTATCAGTAAGTCTCTTCCAACCCGCTTTAGATAAATCTTTAGATATTGTTTCTGCTACTTGTGACATAATATACCTCTTGCTAAAGATATACATGAATATTTTTGGATTCGCAACCGAACAAATATTTGGCTATTGGATAATGGAATGGGGCGGTTACTTACCGCCCATCATTCCCCCCTTTAGGGGGGTAAGTACGGTAAGTTGGTAAGTTGCAATGAAATCAATGACTTACCGAACAAAGTTTACTTACGGTATTAAATTGTAAGTACCGTAAGTAATATCTATTTATTTAATAAAAACAATTAGTTACAAGTTACCGCCCGATTTACTTACCGTGGTAAGTTGTAAGTTGGTAAGTAAATCAGACCAAATACCCTTAAATTGTTCTTCAGTTACACCGTAGCTACATAATGCTTTTTTCATAATTCGGGTTGCAGTATCAGTCCATACGATTGCCTGCTCCATAGCATACTTCCAAGCCCCAATTTCTTTTTCTAATAGGTCATTATCCCGTGATTGGTTTTCTCCCACCAAATGTCCTATTTCGTGCAATGCCGAAACATAATAACCCGTGTTCTTGGTTGGTCGTATCATAATAACCTTAGTTTTTTGATTAGCATAATAACATGGTGTTATATCATCTAACGGTTGGTATTTAACCGTTATTTTATGTTCAGCACATAATTCTTGAATATGCAAAGCCATATCAATACGTTTTACTAGATTAGTCATTAGTTACTATCTCCCAATAAAGTAATTAATTCATCAAATTTTCTTCTAAAAAACAATAGTTCTTCAACATAATTTTCGTCATATTTGTTAGAATTTATAAGTGCAGTAAAGTCTTTACTCATATTAACTAACTTATTCCTATTAATATCTTTAAATTCATTAAAAAACTCTTTGTGTACTTCTAACATTACAGTTCTCCCTTAATTAAAAATTGCGACATGATGTTTTCCACACTATCAGTTATGTCGTTAAATTGATCTTCATATTCGGGTTTACGATTGCCGTCATCATCAAAATGATCATCTAATGATGAATATTCTTCGATATAACTAGCAAGTTCTGCATATAAGCCTACCCATTTTTCAGCAGGAATAACAACCTTATCCATTACAGTTTCCCCTCTTTAAATGTCGGCATATAGCCATTAAGTGTATATTCTACATAAATGTCATTAATAGGATTAATAACTTTCACATTGTCAGAATAATAACCTTCCTCGATAGCCCAACGAACAAGTTTTTCTTCTAATATCCAAAAGTTATTACTTTCATGAGTATCTCTTTCCAAGTCTAATTCCCATTTAAAAGTCTCATGATCATTACCCATATAATCTTTAGTTGGTTGTTTATTACCACGAATAAAATAAAAATTATCCTTTTTAATATCGAAGTCTTTTTTATCAGAATAGGTATATAAATATTCTTTACCAAATTCAAAAGTATATCCTAAAGTATAACCAAAACGATCTTTTAAAGTATCAACAATATCTTTATTGTCAGATAAGTTAAACATATGTCTATAAATCATCATTACACACTCCTCACATAAAATTTATTTGGATTGCCTTGTAAATTGCCATTTAAATCAGTTAGTCCAACGGTATATCCATTATGTCTAAAAACAACTAAGTATCTACCTAATTTGTCTTTTAAGACTTCATAACCATCATTTTCCCAATATACTTTTAAGCCTTTTTCTAATGCTTTTTTAATTTGTTCTAAATTCATATTTAGTTCTCCATAAATTAAGTTATATATAACATATATATCTATATGAAATATATTACAAGTATTAATTTAAATTATTTTACATATAATATTCTTCTTGCTTGACTTTCAGTTAAACCAAAGTGTTCTGCAACGTCATTAATACCAAACTTACGTTTAGTTTTTCTTTCCATATGAATACCTGTAATCTTCTCACTCATGACTCTACCTTTATTCTTTTTAAAATATTCTTTAATCTCTTGTATTTTTTCATCACTAAATTTTGTCATACTAAACTCCTAATTAAATTAATGTAGACAATCTACAGATTTTGGTAACTGAATTTAAGCAACCCACCATTATGCACCGAACAAATTATATGAATCAAACTATATCCACGGGGTATAAAATGTTCAGTGATCTGTAGTATTGCGACCTGCCTACCAGCCGACGCGAGGAGTGGTTGCCCCCGAAACCCGAACAAAAATCCAGGGGCTAATAGCCCCGTGGATCTTCGTATTGTTCTTTTTCTTCATCACTAGCACAACCTACACAAACGTGTTTCCCGTTCTTATCAGTAAAAGCAACAAAATCAGCTTTACTATAATCATGGCAATCTCTACATTGATAGCCAACCTTGGGTAAAGTTTGTTTCTTTTGTAATCTTTTAAGGTATCGTGATAAATATATAATAACTCCCACATTTACTCCTCTATTTTAAAGTTTATCGTTATTACTTGTTTCTTCTAAATGTCTAACAAGCCTATCCATTGCATCACACACTCCATTATGTTCTGCTTTTGTAAAACTATCTACAACCCATTCATCATCTTCTTTAATGTCTTTTGCAATACGTTTTATTCTTTCAAGTGTTATTTCACTCATTATTTACTCCTCTACTTTTGTTAAATACTTTTCATTATCTTCGTCAATAACTTCGCCTACCCAACTAAAATCGAGTTTACCGCTATCATCAGTGTACAATATAGGTTTACCGTTTTTATCTTCTATAACATCTCCATTATCATCATATTTACAAAATGTTATATCCCATACACCATAGTGATTAGGCATTTTAAACATACCGTTACCGTTCATTATTCATTCTCCTCTATTTTTTCTAATATTACATCATCATAGCCTTGAGCAATCCATTCATCATAATGTTCTTTTGCTCTTTCATAAGTAGTGTAATAATCATCTACACCACCTACCCACACTATATATTTCCATTTACTCACTATTCATTCTCCTTTTTACTAATCAAAAAACATTCATTACAACAGTCAATAGAAACTACATTATCCCATGCAAAATTAAAATCATCAGTTGTAATTTCATTAGTATTAAATGTTTGTTCACAAACACCACAAGCGATTGTATCTTCTTCTACAATATTATTAATATATGTACTCACTATTCATTCTCCTGCTCAACAGTTACGTTTATATCCCATTGAAATCCACAATGCTTAATATCCATACTTGCTAAAGCATCATGTATATAGTCAGAAATAATTTGAGCATCATGTTTATTTAAATGTTGATGAAATTTATTTATATCTACTTCAGATACAGTAATTTTTTCATCACTAAATATTTCTTTTAACATTATTCATTCTCCTTTTTTTCATCTAATATTTTTAAAGCAACATCAGCATTAGGTAAAAACAAATACCTTTTGCTCTTGAAAGATTTATCACCCATCATATCATTGACGAACATACATAAATCCCAACTATTAAAAGACTTAATCTTCATAGTCTCATAATCTATTACATGAATATCATCTTTATTATACATCAATAACTCCCTCTATTTTCTTTTTTAATGGATTTTTGTCCGATTGTAATTTACCGATAGGTGGTAATTTTAACTCACGACCATTTTGACCTTTTTTCTTACCGCCCACATACCTATCCTTGCCAACCTTTATCTTGACGTTTTTAAAACCAAGTTTTTCATAATAGTCTATAAGTCTATTAGTTTTTAACTTCATAAGAGAATTATATGTTGGAAAGTTAATAACGTCAGTATTATCAAAAGATAGTGTAGAATTACGACCTGCTAAGTTTTGAACATAATCAACAGTATCATTATATTCATCTAGTAATATATCTTTATTATCTCCATAATCGGGGCAAAAACCATCTATACCGAGATTTTCCCAATATAAAGTTTGTGATACCTTACGTTTTTTAATTCTACGTTTTTTCTTCTCTTCTTCTTCTTCATCAATAATATGTCTAATATTATTCATCAGTATCTTCCTCTTCACTTGGATTTTTAAAAAAAACAACAACACATTCTACTTCATCATTCTTTTTAAGTTCTTCTAATGATATTAAAGTATTTTCATAAGCCCAATTTTTATGACCTAGCATACCATCACAAGCATAATCTAAATAATCACTTCTAAATTTCATATTAAAATCTCCTGCCATATCGTCTAAATTGCTCCCATTTATAATCACGAATAATTTTAACTATATCATCATAGTCAAATCTTTTACTTAAGAACATACCAACAATGGCATTAGTAGACGTACCTTTTTCTATTTCTTTAATAATTTTATTCTTCATATTCATAACTCCTTTATAATAATAATATGTATTATAATTCATATTGCAAGTAAAAAAAATTACTTTTTATTGCCACTAAAATACTTCAATCTATAAGCATTATTACTTGGTCTATCTTGAATAATATTAGTATGTACATGGTGGCAATGCGACCAACCCAAAGAATTGTATAAATGAGCAGTATCTAAACCAAAGTCTTTGTAACCCTCAAGAATAGATTGAAAATAAGCCCTAGACGGTGGGGCAAAACTTGTTCTGTTCATAGTATATGTCATCATACCCATAATCTCTATTTTGCCATATAAGTTTGGAAAACCCTCATACAAGTCTAATGCCTTCTCACATTCTTCTGTAATCTCCCATAAACCCACGGGTAACATATCATGATTATTGGTTGACGGTTGAATGTCTGCAACACCACGAAATACTAACTTCCAATTTGGAATATATAAACTACCTAACTGTTTTGCATTAGGACAACGAAAAGCCATTTGGCTAAGATTTAAGTTGCTACCGTATGCGATATATAATTTTGTCATTCTTTACTCCTGTAATTAATAATTTAATACTACATGGGAAAATCCCATAAGTAAATAATAATTATAAAAAAAGAATTTACAAGCAAAAAAAATAATTTATTGTAAAAAAATATTACTGTAAATTTCCTCCACACTTAACCAGCAGTTTTTTCTGCTGGTTTTTTTTGTCATGTACTGCAGCAGAAACTTTGTTCGGCCTGGAGCCTTCATGAGATGAGTCTTCATGGGATAAATGTTCGGGTTTATATATTATCTCTGGCAGTCGTTGCTTCATATTCACCCCGACTCATCACCCCGACCGTCGTGCCAAGCCACTTCCTCCCACCAGCAGTGCTAAAGCTAAACTTGTCTATACGATTGTCAGTTATAAGTTCCCGAACAATTCCATCTAATACCCGTTGAGATAAATTGTTCAGGGCTTCAGGAGCGTCAGCATCAGTCATACGATTCGTTAGAGAATCAGCACCTCCCTGTTGCGATAAAGCTCTACCTTCCCGTTCACACCGAGCTATCCACTCGTACAGGGCAGTCTTTCTGTTATCCCGATTAGTTCCCATGTTCAGTTGTTCAATATCTTCACTCCGATCAACCAGCAATCCAGTATTTAAATCCCGAACAAACTTACGCACCTGTCTTTTTGCAACCCCGTTCGACTTGACAACCGCCCCGTCAAAGCACCGATTACGCTGATATTCTATGTTCAGTTCCTTACACTGGCGTTTTGCAGACTTCTCATCTACCTGCCACAACGCAAAAGCACAACGCACACCGTCTACAAGGGCAGAAGTACCCCGAATAAGGTTTCTGGCTTGTTCTGGTGTTGATATGACGGCATCATCTTTAACCTTGGTCATATGGTGGCACATCATCACTGAAGCTCCAGTTTCCGAACCTATTTTCGACATTAGCCCCGTTAAAGCTGCTCCCGCTGCTGGATCAGAGTTCACATCTGCGTGAACAAAAGACGCTAAAGGATCGAATATAATTAACTTTAAGTTATTTATTTGTAATATTTGTTCGTATATACGCTCAAACTCAGCAGAAGTTGTGAACTCCCCGTGAACATTTTGCAGTATCGGAAACACACCTCCTGCGTTAGGCAAAGCAACAACCCGAAGCTCATGATAATAATTAGCCCGATCATTGTTCGGGTCTAAACGCTGGATTCGTCGGTGCATCTCTGCTTCATCATCTTCTGCCGTAAATATAACCACATTCCCGAACTCTGTTACATTCGCCCCGAAGGAACTGGTCATAGAAGCCCCCGAAGCCACCTTCATAGCCAAATCTAACGTCAACATACCCTTGCCCGCATCACCCGCTGCGGATAAAATTATGGGTACCCCGAGCGGAAATGTTGCGTCCACGATAAATTTTTGTTCGGGTGCAACGCCAGTGAATCTGGACACCAGCATACTATCGTCCAGCAGGTTGATGTTATGTTTGGTAACATTGTTCGGAGTATTAAGAAAAGTATTTATATCAAACCCTTCAGCTATAGCGTCATCTGCGTCCCATCTCTCAGGCTTACCCCGAGGAAGAGTAAGCATCTTAACGGATTTAACATTAGCCTTGAGTGATAGCTCTTGCACAAGCTCAGCCAAACGCCTACCTGCTGTATCATTATCAGCCCATAAGATGAGTTCTTTGCCCTGTAAAGGTGAGAAATCATATTGTGACGCTGACTTCTTTGTAAGCATACCCGCTCCACCCATAGTACAGGTGGCTGTATAACCTAGATTGTTGAGTGCATCTGCACACTTCTCGCCCTCTACCCAGATAATAGTATCAGAAGCTAAAATGTTCGGGATATTATACAATGGTCTGACATCAGGCATACGAGGATACGGGTGGTCGCCAGTAAACTGCCTGAACTCTTTCTTAGGTTTACCATGCGTATCCAGTATAGGATTACCTGAACTATCCCGAACAAGGTATTTACGCACAGCACATATAACCTGACCTTCAGCATTTTTGTATAAATACTCCGAATCATATGGTGTTTGCCTGTTAATCTGGACTTTTACTGGATTCTCAGCAGGCTGCTGCCGAACAAAGTTTCTTTCTTCACCCAGGTAATCTGCGAACATTTCTTTAATTTCAGGTAGATTCATGCCACGACCTTCAATAAGTATCTTAACAATACCCCCGACACCAGTGTTTCCATTAAAGTCCTGACCCTTCATAAAGAAAGGACTGTTAGGATTTATGTCTATTTTTAATGATTTACCTGCTTCTCCCTGTAAAGACCCGATAGTAAACAAATCACCCTTTACTTCACCGTGTGGAAAAGTCTGCCGAAGAATGTCAATCTGCACCTGATTAGGCACTTTTTTAGATATTTCATTTACTAAATCTTTTGCATTAACACTATATTTTGTGTTGTCAAAAGGAACGATACGCATTATATTGTACTCCTATAGTCATTACACCTTAACCCGAGCAACGCCAAAATTGTTCGGGTTTTTTTTTAATCCCAGCAGGTACTCCTGAACTCACAATTTTTACATAAAAAGTAATCAGAGTCCATAGCAACACGAGGTAATATTTCATCATGTTGAACTGCTTTTAATATTTCAACTGCTTTATCACTTGTTTTTTGAGCAAGTTCTTTATCAAAATCAACAAACTCATAGTATATATCACAGGTGTTTTTATTTATTACTGTAAACAATGCAGGGTTTTCTGTTAAATCCATGTACGCTTGATACAATGCAATTTGTGATGCGTATGTTAAGTTAACTTGCCTGACACCTTTCCGAACAAATTCATTGAAGCTCCTGTCATTTGCAGATTTACATTCCCATAACATAGGATATTTAAAATCATCTGATCCACCGCATATAACACCATCAATATGACCCCGAATCTGATCATCTGCTATTGAGAAACCAAATTGTTCGCCATTTTTATCAGTGCTTTTAAGATCAAAGCCAGCGTTGTATATCCAACCATGAGCCATATCTTCAATCACATGACCAAACTGAAAGATGCGTAAGAGCTTTGCAGAGAACTCTTTATCTTTATCTGCCTTTTTACCCATGTATCTGTACTGTATCTTGCGTGAACAAGCGTCTCCGAGAGATGAAGCACCTAAATATTTTCTAGGCTCTTGATCTTTTTGTTTATCAAGTATCGCTTGATCTATCTTTTTCTTTATTTTCTGGCTTATTTCTTCCGAATGGGAACTCCGCTGCTTTATCCCCGACGTTGAATTTGAGCCAGATTGCTGCCAAATAAGTTTCGTTAACGTCATCTGCTATATCCTTCATTTGTTGAATACTTGAAATTAAATACAATACATCTTGTTCGTCCAGCTCTGTAAATCTTTTATTCCAGCCTACTTGACCGAACAATTTTCCTGCTTTGACTAATGAATCGTAAGACAATCTTCTTTCCAATCTGTTATTATTTTATTTTTTCTTTTCTTTTTGTTGCTCATAGTCAATGAAGCAACAACATAACCTTCATGTATAGCCATAGCACTAGCGTAATTACAACTGTCAAACAAATAACCTTTTTTATTTATTTCTTTTTTGATCCCGTTTAAAAGTTGTTTACGATCCAATACACGGTATTCGAGAGGTGTGTAAAAGCCCACTTCTTTTACCTCTTCTTCACAATCTAGTATCATATTAAGTTCTATTAATGGCATTTATTCATTCTCATTTTTTGTTGTTCTAAATAATCTTTGCCTTCTTGTTTCAATCTGCACCGATCTAGTGCCAGGAAACTGTTTAATATTAGACAAACTTAACTTTTCTGCACCTAAACTCAACTTTTTTCTCTCATCATTTGTTTTGGAATCTATTTGTTTAAGTCCATAACTCAAAGCCTTTAAACGATCTTCTCTTTCTTTTTGATTAATTTTAACTAAAGAGTTTTGTTGTTCTTTAATTTGTTTTCTTGTAGGAAAATATGAATTATCAGAATTATAATTTGGAGAATACTGTCTATTTAATTGAGCAAGCCTATCTTGGTTTGATTTTAAAGATTTTTGATTAATTTTAATTTCTCTTTTCTTCTTATAAATAAGATGATCAACCTTTTTTTTATTGAACAAATAATCTAATAGACAAGACGCTTTATATTTTGTCCAAGAGAAATCAAAAGGAGATATTGTATAACCTTTGTTAATTAATATTCTTCTTTGTTTTTCACTTACTGGTTCATTTAACCACTGTTTATTCTTCTTGGCTTTATTACTACTCTCAATCTTTCTTAGAAAGTCGTCAGCAGATGCAATAGCTTCTCTCTTATTACCTATACTCACTGCCCTTAAATCCCCATTTCTGAGCTTTGTAAGACCCAAAAAATTATCACCTAAATCAATAACCATGGCAAAACCATTAAATCCTGATGCCATTAAACATTTATCACTTTCAAATATTCTAATCCAACGAAATTGAGATTTATTTATTAACTCAACTTCTGTCATATTAAATTTTTTGAGTTTCATTTCTTCTTGTTTAGCAAAGTCATGACCACATATAGGACATTCACGAACACCTAAAGGAACTATCGAATTACACTCAGGGCATTGCTTTTGTGGTGCTTGACCATTTTCCTCTGATGCAACGTCATCTAAGTTAACTTCCTCATCTAACTTACCATGAGTTAATATTGATGTTCCAAAATCTAAAATTATACAGTCTTTTTTAATTATGTTCGGGTATTCATTTGGATCAATGGTTCGTAATCCACGCCCAATCATTTGCACCATTGTAGATTTATACGAACAAGGTCTTGTTAAAATAATACAAGATACAGGTGGTGAGTCGAAACCCTCAGTCAAAACTGCTACATTAATAACAACTTGCAAATCACCATTTGATAAACTTTGCAACATATTAACTCGAACATCTTTCTTTGTGTCTCCTGTAAGAACCTCTGCCCGAACACCTTGTTTTACAAACTCATCACATAAATCCTTAGCATGATTCTTTGTAGAACAGAAAACAACTGTTTTACGGTCTGATGCTTGTTCATGCCATTTATTAACAACCTCTTCATTAATAGGTCTTTTGTTCATGATACGAGCTACCTCGTCCATGTTAAATTCATCAATAGTTTTTCTAACTTGACTAAGTTCTTTTTGCACTCCGACATCAATCACAAATGGTTTGGGTGATACAAGAAAACCTTCACGAATGAGTGTTTCTATTTCTATTTGGTGTGAACAATTAGAAAAAACCTCTTTTAAACCCTTGCCATCACCCCTATTAGGAGTAGCCGTAAACCCTGCTATCCTAACATTTGGATTAATTTCTTTTGATTCTTTTATTATATTCAACCAAGAATTTGCTATAGTATGATGGCTCTCATCAATAATAATTAGATTAACCCGCTGCATACTCGATAAATTGTTCGGCCTTGATAGCGTTTGTACCATGGCAAACACCACATCACCTGACCAATCCTTCTCATCAGCATTTAAAATACTCGTTGATATATTAGGATTTATCTTTTTAAACTTGTCCATATTTTGATTAACAAGTTCATCACGGTGTTGAAGCACCAATACTTTATTGTTCTCCTTGTGCATCTTCCCTATCAAAGACGATAGCATAATAGTTTTACCTGCACCCGTTGGTGCAACGACTATTGTATTTTTATGTTTGTTTAATGATTTAATAGCAGAGTTTACTGCCACATCTTGATATGGTCTAAGTATCATTCCATCTCTCTTCTATAAAATATATGGTCGTTAATACGAACAGTCCTTGTAAACTGATATGACCAACTTGGTTGTACATAATACGCATGATAATGAGTAGCACCGTTTGTTGTATCATACAGATAGCCTTTCATTGTGGCTTCAGCTATATCAATAGCAAAACCCCATGCCATCATATCATTTATAGTTTCGGGTTTACCGTCGCACCAAAAGCTAAATTGACATTTATCTCTGATAGGAATGTTTTGATTCCAAGAATAGTAATAGCCTTGCTTAACGACATCACAAACATTATCAGGATATCTATAATCCCCGACTCTATTTACGACAACTTGAGCAACCGCCACTTGCCCCACCATAGGCTCACCTCTTGCTTCAAAGTAAATCGCCATGGCTAGACACATAATTGATTCAATCATTTAATCCTCCCGATTGTGGCGGGGAGTTTTGCGTCCTATGTACTCCCCAAACATAGTCCTAACGCACTACAAGGTGTTGACGCTAGAAATTCTTAAATAAATCCTAACAAGAGCTAACACCCTATTCAACATTAGATGTATAACTCTTGTCAGGTAGTTTAAAGTCAGATACCGAGGGTTCTTTCAAATACCTCCACCCATACGGTGTAGACAATATCGGACTTTCCATTTTAAGTCGAATACCGAAGGTTCTTTCGAATTCCTTCCACCCATACGGTGTCCGCAGATATTGGACTATTAGCTTAATAGATTTTGCTATATAAATTACAGAACCCACATTACCCATCATAATTATATCTCCAGGCCTTCTATCACTACCTATTGGGGTAATAATAATGATGACATCTATCTTGTGTGAAGTTCGCTAATAAAACTTCTGAAAAGGATGGTTCCAACCCAATCTCTAAATTACTGTTTAGCCCAATCGGGTGTAGGATTAGAAGTCGGTTGTTGCACTTGCTGAACTTGTGGCTCAGTAGGTAAATCAGAAAGTATATAATCTGTTTGACCAGGTGTTAAAGGTGCAATCAATGAGTTCTTATCACCGTAACCATTAGTGCCTTTTTCTATACCAATCCTAATACATAAATTCATACCGTTTAAATCTTCGATAGAATTTATTTGTCTTTTAGCATTTGCTTCAGGCGACATATCATCAGTACGGATTTGACGAGCACTTTCTAAAATAGAACGCATGGTACGCAAACCAATCTGTTTAGCTTGTGGCATACCACCCTCGGCAATCTTATCGCCATCAACAAACAATTTGTGCCATAACTTACGTCCTTTGTGTTTACCGCTTGTAATAGTAAACTCAATAGGCAACCATTTTGCTTTTGTTGTTGCACTTGCACGAAAAAAATTACCTTGACCAAACTCGGGTATCTCAATTTGACCCTCTTCAATCTTTAGAGTTACCCTTGCAACAGTATTCGCAGGTATAAGTTCTAGTGGTTCTAATCCCTTATCGGGTTCTACGTCATTAAAATTAAGCATTTACCTCTCCATTATTTTTATTTAATAAACTAAAAGTTAACAAACGATCCTCTGCCTTAGTGTTACCTGACATCTTTTTTAACAGATTACCTAAGTGAGGTGGTTCTAATAAATCTAAACAACCCGATCTATCCTTTGCAGGATAATTCCATTCGTTTAGAGTATGACATACAAACGCACGGTATGGTGGAGTGTTTTCATCACCTGGCATTATTGCCATAGTAATAACTTCGTCCACAATCCCTGGTAGTTCACGACCCGTCTTAGAGCCTTCTATTTGTAAATCATGTATTGGTCTACCGTAGTCGTCTGTGCGACTATCTAGTATACCAACAAATACAACATTCTTATCTCTAATATGTTGCAAATGTGTAAGCCAAGCCATCATTTCACGACCCTGCATACCGTAGGCGGCTCGAGTATCGAGCCTGCCGTTAGAAGTTTTGCAATCGGGTTGGCTTTGACACCATTGAAAACACAACCTACCTGCTACAGTAATACTATCAATAAATATACTGTCATATTTTGCCAACCATTCTTGCGGGTTGCCCTTTTCTTTGCAGAGTTGCTCATAATGTGCTTTAGAATAGACTTGATCATCATTTAAAGCAGGATTGCTACCACCAATATAACAAGCAAAATCACGACATTCTTGCCATGTTCTAGGGCGGATAACATCTATAGGCCACCCTTGTATTGCGGCATCTCCTGCTTCTAAATCCATAAACAAAGTTTTTTCTGAGTCCATTGTGCGAACCAAGCTAGTCTTACCGACACCACTTGGTCCACCAATAACGATTTTATGACCTCTTTCTTCTGCCATTCTTTCGTCGGCTGATATTATTTTTAACATTATTCTTCTCCCTCAAATGTTACTTTTACACCCTGCAACGAAACAGTACGGAACTTTTTAAGTTCGTGCTGAATAGCAGGTAAAGCATTAGAATATTTTGACTCAGGCACGGTAACAGATACCTTAGATAAGTGATCTGCATCTTCAGGTTTTAAAGTATTCAGATACTTTATCAAACCCTCTTGATCCCAAGCAACCTTTTTACGCAACTCTACTTTGACCTGCGTATTACCCTCTAAAAGATTAGCAGTACCAAAGTCTTTACCGCTATCATTTAGAACTTGTTGTGCCTGTTGTGTATAACGCTCTTCAAGATACTTATTAAAGTCTTGTAAATCTTTCTGAGCTTTTTTAAGATTGTCATTTAATCGTGCTTGTGTTTCAGCAAGATTAAACTTTTCAATGTATTCTACCTTTGACATAGTACACCTCATATAATTGTTAGGAACTTATAACATGGGAATTTCCCACAAAAATGTCAACTACTTTTTTTTAGAAATTTTGATTTCTATATTATTAACGGCTTTCATTAGCTTCATTTTTATTTTAAAATCAGTGGTTTGCACCCCTTTTGCATCCTCAACAATTTTTTCTTTTTTTCCATCTTCATGAACTAATGTATAAACAAAGTCGGCAACATATCTACAAATTTTAACATCATTTATAATTATATCAAACTTTACTTGTCGCTCTAAATCTTCAACAACACCTGCCATTTGCATAGATGCAAGTTGACCATAACGCTCTGCTTCCCATTTGGAATCAAACTTAAATCCCATAAACTCTGTTTTTTTAGCGTTATACTTATTATACTTCCCATATCGTATGGGATAGTGTATATTACTTTTAATCATAAAGAAAGGATAAAGTATATGGCTTCAAATGAAAAGTGGAAAAGTGTTAGCGTTGATATTAAGACATATAAACAACTTAAAAAGATAGCTGTAGACGAAGATAGAAAAGTCGGACAACAAATTACAAATCTTGTAAAAAAAGAGTATGAATCAAGATATGGTAGTGAGATCAAAGATATGGGTATTGGTTCTGCGAAGCAAATGCAATGAAAAAAGAAGTATATGTATATGCGACACAAGAAGCAGAAAATACACCAATAAAAATTAATATATTAGAACGTAACAAAGAATTTAAACATGACTTTCAGCAACATGAGATAACGACACATCAAGCTCTTAAATTAGCTACTGAAATATTATTAATGTTGAAAAGTAAAGTTAAAGACTAACTTCTTCCATACGCTTACATAAACGCTCCGCCCGATTTGGCACCTGTTTATGCCACCTCGAATCACGCATCTGATTTGCACTTTCCTGCCACTTGCCATCCATGACAGCTTGAATATGTTTGCGAAACTTACTGTATCTTGGTCTACCTAGATTAAACATCATATTTGCTATTATTTGTTTTACTTCCTCTGGTAGTTTATCCCAATCATCATAAACTTTTTTACAATCCTGTATAACACTTTGTATGTCTTGCTCAAAAAGTTCTGTTACTCTTTCTTCAGATACCTTTGCACCTAACTCCAAATCAAATTCTGGTTCGTCCTCACGGCACAAATGTCCGATTCCTACCGTCTTTAGGGAAAGATGATCGAGGTATGTTTCATACTTGACCCCCTCATCAATGATCAGTTGTTCTTTTAATTTTTCTAAGTCCATTAGACTAATCCTTGTTCTGCTAAAAATCTAGTTTGTGGATTTGGATTTAATATAATTGAAGCTCTATTATTAGGCTGTGTCACATTTACCTGGGCTATATCCGAATCTATGTTCGGAGCTGGTAAATTTTGTTGTATTTGAGATACTTGATCATCTGGTTGTGCATCTTGTTCTTTACTTTCAATATAACTTTCCAGTTGTTGTTTTGCATCTCTTCCCATATCTCTTGTAACTTGTTGGGGTGTTTGTCTAGCGGTTGCAGACAGAGCAGATATAGTATTAGATATTGCTTTTGCAAACAAAGTTGCATCTGGTATTTTTTTACCAGCTTTTTGTGCTTTAAGTTTTGCATAATCATCTAATGTTGATTTGTAAAAGTTTCTCATACCTAAAATTCTTCCAAGAAAACCAAAACGTAAAACCGAACCTATATTCTGTAAAGGACTTGCAGCTATATTAGCAGCTATCAAATCACCTCCATCAGCTTTTCTTGCCAACAACTCTAATTGTTTACCAAAAGCCAACATATCTTTACCCATTTCATCACCAAATACCACAGCTAGTTTACCATCTTCACCTTGTTTTATCAGTCTACTAGAAAATGCTTTAACAGCATCTGCGTTAGTTGTCTGTGTTGTACCAAAGTCACCAATTAATTCTTTCAGATAAAAACCTTTTATACTTTCTCTTTTTTGTGGGTCAACGCTACTTAATATTCTTCTTACTTCGGATGTTTTTGTAGTATCAAGCGTTAAGTTTGACGCTGCTTGCAAATCACCTATTTGATTTGTTCGAATTTTTTGAAATAAATTTAGTGATCTTAACCCTGCTTCTTCATTTGCAGCAGTTAAAACATCATTAAGGCTTCTAAGAATACCTTTTTCTTGTTTCCAAATATTTTTAATGCTCTCTGATGTTAAATCATTAAAGTTTGTTTTAGCAATTTTAGCACTTAACTCTTTTATTTTAGCTGCGTTATTACCAAACAATACATCAGCAGTTCTGCCTAATCTATCTATTTTCTTTTGAAATAATAATCCATTAAACTTACCTGCAGCATCAGAACCTATGTTCGTCTCTGTCATGGCATTACGGAGCCATTGACCAGCCAGTAGCTCTCTAAATTGTTCGGCATTACCAAAACCGCTTATATCTCCCTCTGCAACTGCATCTATAGCTTTTCTGAGTATTTCTGGTTTACCATCTTTAATTAAGTTATTTGCAAGAAAGTCAGCGTTTACACCTTCACCTATAATACCCTTAGAGCTAAAATCTTTAAGTGCTGCCGCTGATTCCATATCACCAAATATTCTATTTGTATTTTGAACTAAATCTCTATGTGCAAGAAGTTTTTCATTTAACCTTTGTACAGTGCCTGGTTTTAAAACACCTGTTCCAATCCTTTGTCCACCTTCTGTAATGTCAAAATTTCTAATTAAATCTTCAACTTCAATAGGTGTTAATTTTGCATCTATTTTTTTAATTATATCATTTATGTGATTGTAAGCACCTTGAGTGATAGCAATTGTATTACTTGTACCTTCTTGTCTAACACTATGATTCATGGTTTTAAGAGCATTTAAATCTTTTCTTAAATCAAGCAAACCTGAAAAAGACATTTTACGTCTTTGTGCATATTTTGTTAATATTGAAGCTATAGCTGTATAATCTCTGTTGGTTGGTGTATCAGGTTTGGATTTTCTTATATCTAAAGCCATTTCTGCTAAATCATTTGTAGGTATAACCTTGTTTTGAAATGGAGCTTGATTTATTATTGCAGCTATTTCAGCAGTGCTATCATCTATATTTTTTGTTGCCTGTATCCAAGATTTCTCTAAAAAGTCTAAAGCGTCTGCATCTAAATTTGAATTTTTAGAAGCCGCAGCACCCATGCTTTTTAACAAATCATCAAGTTGATTTAAAACTACATCTGCTGCTTTTTTTTGCGAACCTAATATCTTTTTAAACTGTTGATCAGATGCTTGTAAAATCATTTGACCAATATCTTCTGACGTTGCAGCTTCACCAACCACTTGTTTATATGCTTCTAATGTAGTTCTTATGCTTTCATCATTTGTTTCTAATCTTTTAGAAGTTCCGAATATTTTTTCGGATATTCCTGCAGTACGTCCTAATAATGCTGGTGCTCCAATGGTTTGTAAATTTGGTAGTAACGGTGTTTTAACCTCTTTACCGTCTATTTTAGCTGTTCTTTCTAATCCACTTCCTATTGTTTCAAGTTCAGTCTCTGTTGGTTTTTTACCACCACCAAATATTTTAGTTACATAACGCAAACCTAAAAAGGGTACACCTATAACCGCATCTATAGCGGCAGTCGTGGCTATTTCTTTTCCGACATCAGTAGCTACCTCACCAAATGTTTGATCTTGTAAACCACGAGCAGTTTCTACAACTTCTTCAGCAGCTTTAGCACCACCAGCACCTAGACCAGCACCTACAGCACTACCTATCAACACACCTGCAGGCCCACCAGGCAAACCCACAGCGGCACCCTTAACAGCACCTGCTATACCACCAGTTAACTCTGGTGTTATGCCACTTAAATCTGCAAAATCATACTTACTAAAACCCGACTCATCAATCAATGTAGGTTTATCTATGTCAATACCAATCTTTTTCGCACCAGATACGTTTAAACCTAAACGACCTCTATTATCACGAAAATAATCATTTTCTGTCATACCATAATTTTCTTTAAGTCTTGTCTCTTCACCTAATTTATTTTCGGCAAAACCTAAATCAAAACGTAACTTTGCGTTACGAATACCAGATGTTGTATCAATTTCTTGACCTTGTTCGGTTTCTTGAATATTTGTTCGGTCTGCTTTTTGTGCTCGTAACTGCCGTATTAAATCTACTATTTTTAACTTTTCTTCAATAGTAGGTGTCTCTCCAGCTATTTCTGCATCAAAAGTTAAATCTGGCAGTTGTATACGTATTTTACCCATATTAACCTATTTTAAATAAAGGAATACCATCATCACTTGTTGCAATAGGTTGAAATGTAATATTTTTGCTTACAGTTCCTTCTGTTGCTAAACTAGCTATTAATTGACTATCTATTTGTTCAATTGTTTTTCTATATTCTTTGTCTGTTAAATACATATCTCTGTCTTGAAAATCTCTTAATTGAAGTCCAATAGCTTCTCTTCTTGACAAAAATATTTCTTTAGTTTCTCTTACTTTTTTAGCTATCTTATTTGGATCAGTGAGTAATGTTAATTCGCCAAGTGCTCTTTTAATTGAATTAACATCTTCGTTTGATATACCATTACCCGTTTCTTGTGTTAAAAATCTTTTATATTGAGCTATGATTCTATCTTTTATTGCATCTACATTATTAAGTCTTCTATCTACTTCGCCATCTTCATTCAGAAAAATAGAATAATTTTTACCAAATAACCCAGTAACAATTTCATCATACTTTGTTAAAACTTGTTCACCAAAACCACTTTGCTTACCTAAATCATCTAAAACTTTTATAATTTTATCAAGACTTGCTTCAGCTTCTAATGTATCTGTATAACCTTTGGCAAGATTTATAACATCTGAGCTTGGGTTTACATAAACTCTTTGTAAATCATTTTTTCTAGTTGCAGTCTGAACTTTAATATTATCAATTCCTAATATAGGAGTATCTATTCTTGCTAAAATTAAATCATTATCTGGTTTGCTAGCTTCAATCTCTGCCTTAGTTATTTCTTTATTTGCTTTTAAAGTTTCTATTTGAGTATTAAAATAGTGATCAAGTATGGCTTTATTTCTCTCACCATATTGTTGACGCATTTCCTTTTTTAACTCAATCATAGCGTTTATTTTATTTTGTATGGCAGTATTTCTTGCAGCTTTATCTTTTGCGACCTCACCCAAAGCAAAACGACCAGCAGCTATTTCTTCTGCTTTAGCTTGCTGTCTTGCTTTTTCAGCTAATGGAAGAGCTTTTTCACCAGCTTTTCCAATTTCAGCCATTATTCTTCCAATATTAAAACCTTTACCTGCTTTATTTTGCATCAAAGCTAGTCCGAAAGCTGTAGCAGCAGTTCTTAAATCTGGTTTTCCTGATGGATCAAGACCAGTTGCTTCATAAAATTCTTGTTTATAATCTTTTATATCACCTATCGTTGGTATTGATCCTTTAAATACGTTTTCATAATCATTTAAAGATTTATCAAACAAATCTTGACTAGCCTTATCATATTTATCAACACCCTCTAAATCAGGTCTAAAACTATCTTTTTGTAGTTCTGTAAACTCTTCAAATCCCTCCATTGTAGGAGTTAAACTTTGTTCGGTATCATCAGCACCATCATCAACATCAACATTATCATCTACAACATTATCTGAAGTAACTACATTTTCTGCAGTTTTATCTTTCTTTTTTAGGATAGGTACATTCGAAAGCAAGTTTAATTTTTCTTGTATTTCATCTGGTATTAAGTTTAAATCTATACTTTTACCTGGCATAGGTGGTTTTATTATTTCATTATCATCAATAATTTCTTCAGAATCTTCTCCCGCAAAATCGAAATTTGCTTTTGGAAAAACAAAATTTAAACCACGTTGAATACCTTTTGGATCAGCTTTTGGAAAAATAAATTTTAATAAACTATCTTCAGCCATTATGCACTTACTCCTGCATTTTGTAGGGCTGTGTAAGCACCAACGCCAGACATAAATGGGTTAGGCTCTGGTGTTGTAACAGATTTAAATATAGATGGTATTGAAGCACTAGGCATACCTGATAAGAATTGTGATCCTAATTGTAATCTTGTGTAAGGCTCCATAATACCCTGTAAAATATTTTGTCTATTAGCATCAAGTCCTTCTTGTTGAAAAGCTCTGCCTATTCCACCTAAATTAACTAAATTTGTTAAATCAGCACGACCTAACTCTGATGTTAGTCGTCCTAAATCTCCAGTAGTACCAGCGAGACGATTATAAACATCACCCAAAACGCCAAATTTTCCACCAATATCTCCAAAACGGCTACCTACCTCTCCTAATTTACTACCAAGACCGCCCATCAATTCTGTAGAGCCAAGAAAGTTTTTCATGGCCTGTTGAAAGCCACCAGAACGCAATCCACTTAATGTTCTTGCTTTTTGATCTGCTGTGTTTCTTGCAAGTTCTGCTTCTAATACAGCACTACGACCACTACCACGACCTGTTCCTACACCCTGACCTTTAGCTTGCAAACCACTTAATAATTCTTGTCTTCTTTTATTATAATCTCGGTCTATATCTCGCTCCGCCTGTTCAATGACTTGCTCTTGAAACGGATCAAAAAACTTTTGCATACCTGCTGTTGGGTCAGCTAATTGTCCTATGCCCCTAGATATTGCAGTTCCAGCCGCACCTATAGGTGATAATGCTGCACCTAATGTCGCTTGCCCTTGACCCAAAGCACCAGCACCAGCACCAATTTGACCTAAACCACTTTGCATAAATGGTGCAAAAGACCCGAACATTTGTGGAGCATATGCAAAAGCCATCTGCTGTAGTGGGTCTAATCCAGCTACTTGAAAATCTGGTAAATCTAATGGTTTATCTATTAAACCAGGTGTTGTTTGAGTGTCTCCGTCAAACGTGCCATATAGACTTTGCAAAAGACGTTTTTGTAAACCCTCAAGATAAGGTGGTAAGCGTTTTACTTGTTCAACTGTTTGAACTGCCATTATGCCATCCTCTCTAATTGACCCATCATATCATATGCTCTTTGTATGCCAAGTCTTTGATTGCCGTTACCTAAACCTTTAACGGCATCTTTAGTTAAAACAAATTCACCAGCAGTCAACATAGCTGGCACATCATCTTTTGTTCCTGATCCCTCTGATGGGTCTATACCGCCATCGCGTCTAGGAAAATCCATCTCACCACCTTGTTGTGCAGTTTTAATAAATCCTAATTTTTTAAGAATTTCAAGTTTTGTATCAAAGTCAGTGCCAAATCCAAACGGTGAAAAAATTGGTTTATCTGATTCTAAAAATTCTAGTATACCAGAAGGTCTTCGTGGCTCTCTAGGCATACGTTGTTCTTTCGTATCTCCGCCCTCTTGCATATATTTAATTCCACCAATTTGTCCGCCAGGGCCACCAAATCCAAAAGGTCTACGCTCAAAAGCAGTACGTGAATCCTCATCCTCATCACTAGAAAACAACTGTGTTAACAATCCTGCAGCAAGACCCTCACCTAATTTCGTGTTTAACAAATTACCGATTAAACTATCTTCAAATCCTAATTGTTGTGCTAATTGTCCTGACATAGTTGCTGGTTCAAATTTTTTTGCCGCATCTATTGGTTTTCTTGTCATAGTTTTTGTACTATCTGGATCAATTTGACTTGCTGCATTTACTGATTGTTGTGTCGTTTGACCTGTTAATTTTGGAAATTTTCTTTGTGCAAAAGTGCCGCCCACACCTCCTAATAGTGCAGATCGTAAAGCATCTTTAGTATTTCCCCCTGCGACCACACTACCTAAACCACTGGCTAAAGCATTAGTAATAAAAGGATTAGCGGCAAGTTTACCTAAACCTACACCTTTAAGAATACCTGTCGCAGCAGGACCTAACAAAGCTCCAGCAGCTACTGGTAAAACAACCTTTTTTAATACGTCACCTAAACCCATGCTCTTATCCTAACTTATTTCTAAATAACTTACAACCAAATGTAAACGATTAGCTGTAGCTGCTGTTGCTTTTAATATTTCAGAGTCTTGTAATACTAATGGTTGTGTCAACAATTCAACTGTTGTATTTGCACTCACAGCCTTTACTTTAAACAAACTAAACACTGCACTATCTGTATCTGTTATAGTTAATGTAATTGTATCAGCATTTCCACTATCTTCTGATACAAGCATTGATTTTATAATATTTGTAGAGCCAACAGGTGTTGTCAACACAGTTGTTGCATTTGTTGTTGTTAAATCTACCTTTGCATTTTTGTATGTATTAGCCATTATCCTGTAAACCAACCAAATGCTTGTGCATCATCTTCAACTGTGCTTGTTGTTTGTTGAGATATAAACAATTCTAACGCTCTTATCAAATCCTCTACATACTGTCTATCAATTTGTTCGGGTGGTTCTGGTAATCTTGGAGGTATAACAACTGACATTATCTTCTCCCATCTGGTCTAATGTTAACTCTAGGTGTACCAAGTTTCCATTTCATACCTGTTGCACTTGAGTCTACACGCAAAGCAAATGAACGTCCTCTTGCTCGTAAATCTATTTGATTGGTAAATAATTCTACAGGAGATGTAGCAGTTCTTGTTGCAGTGCCACTAGATGTGTTGCCATAGTCTTCACCAGGCTCATTTCTTGCTTTGATTGTGAAATTAGCCGCAGGTGTACTTTGATTAACAGAACCCTCAAATGTCAAGTCAGGTATGACTTTTTGAATTAAACTAAATTTATCACCATCACCTATATCCATTGGTGCTGACTCAATAAATGATGTCATGGCAGAACCATCATCATCATATCCTGTCTCATGGTTAAATAAATACGATGAACTCGCTGCGATAGGAAATGTTCGGATTCCTCTATCAAGCCACGCTGTTCTGCTTAATGTTCCAAAATACCATATCTTTTGACCATAATTATATACAACATACTTATCTATATCGCCTGTGCCACCATTGTTAAGTGAGTTAGTCTCAGACGGATAAAACCATATAACTTCTGTATACTCAGAGTTAATTCCTGCAACAACTTTATCTGCTTGTTGACTATTAAAGTCTAAGAATACTTTATCTTTGACAGTGCATGGTAGGGTTTGTGTGCCACCAGCATATACATAGAAATTATCTTTACCCATCCAAAACACAAAATCTTGTGTTGCAACAGCGGCATGAGGACCCATAATAGTTATATTAGATGCTATTTGCTCTATACCATAGTACAATGGTGCACCTAAATATCTAAGTGTATGTAAAGAAATATCAGTAAAAACAAGTATTTCACGTTTTGTTTTTACAGCTTGTACGAACTCAGAACCAGAACCTATACTTAAAAAACCTGCACTGGTTGTTGCTGATACAGTATAAACAAGTGGATTGTCAAAAGATGAAAATCTTACTAACAGTGGGTCTTGTGTGGTTGTTGCATAAGTATTAGCACCAAAAGCAAATACATGACCTTGATCGCTAACAAGCACCTGTTTTGCTATAGTAGGAACATTTTCTGCACCAGATATTGTGCTAAGCTCTACTGCTCTTGTTGACAATCCGTTAGTCTTATCCCAACGATATACTGCACCATCTCTAGGATTTATTAGTAAATCTTCTCCAAAGTTGTCATGTGACCATGTTCGTATTTCACGAGTTGTGCCACTTACTGCTGCTATACCCCAACCAGTAAAGTCATCATCAGATGACGCATTGCCTACAGCTAATTGAACAATTGTGTTGTCTGCATGAGTGGCAGCAGTTGTACCACTTGCACCTCTTGTTGACGGGCCACCACCCGTTCCTAATGTATTACTGCTAATTGTGCCTACTGTTATAAGTTCTTCTTCTATTAATATTGTATCACCAGCAGTAATTCCTGTAGCACTATCAACATCAATAGCTGTCTCACTATCATCTAGTGCTTCTGCTAACTGTGTTGTCAAAGCACCTGCTGTTGTACCACCAAACAGTCCAGCACCCCAACCTGTACCACCAACCTGTGAGTCAAGACCAACAGTTATTTGATACTCGGCATCTGTTGCACTGCCACCATTACCAGTATCAGAAGAGTTAGCAGTTACACTCACTGTAATCACATAAGTATTTGCGTTAGTTACAGATACAATCTGATGCTCTGCATTGAGTATAGACGCTGTAACCAAGCCGCCTAAACTAACAGCATTGCTGAAAGTAACAAAGTCATTCTCTGCCGCACCATGATTAGTCTCTGTAACAGTGATATTAGCAGAACCATTTGTAGCTGCGAATGTCGTAGAGTTTGTGGTTGATGCACGAATTGGTGTTACGTCATTAAATGTACCACCCTCTTCTATATAATATTTAAGATGTGTGCCAACACCAAGAAAGTTTGATCCATCAAGTGCTAACCAATTATGTAAACGCCTTGCTGTACCTTCATAAGTATTGCTTGACATCTTTTCCCAACCACCAAACTTCTCTGGATAACCAAAGCGAAAACGTATCTTGTCACAGTCAACCCAACCACCTTCGTTGCTGTACTTTGTAATCTCTCTGTTTATACCTGGTTTAAACTGTAGTTTGGTTAGTGGCATTATCCCTCTGCTCCATATAAATCAGAAAAAGATATAGCACCAGATGACGGAACGCCAGAGTTTACAGTTAAAGTTTTATCTTGTGCACTGTTACTTGTACTCAAGATATAGTACCTAGTTATTTCTTCTCCAATACCTTTTAAAGTAAATCTAATTTTGTGACCGACAGATGCGTTAAAAGTATATCTTGAAGTTAGCGTTGTTGATTGAGTTGCTAAACTATATACTGTAGAAAAACCACTTCCTGTATCAACCTCAATTCCTAGTTGACCATTATTTAAAGAATATCCAAGAACATAATAAGTTCCTGCTCTACCCATTGTTGCAGTTAAAGTTTCTGTAAGTGTTTGACCACTTCTACTTGTACCCATATGAAATAAAATATGATCAGCAGGAGCAGCCGATACATAATTTGATCCAACAACACTACCACCACTATTATTAATATAAACGCTATTAAAAACAGAGGATAATGCTTGAGTATTATACATAAAACCATAAGCCCATAAACCACCTGCACCTAAACCACCACTATATGTATGTAAATTTCCATACATATATCTATTACTATATCCAAGAGTAGCACCAGATACACCACTATAGCTTACAGATGATATTCCATTAGTTATCTCTTTAGTAGTTGGAAACTCACTGCTAGAATTTACTCTATACAAATCACTCATAGATATAGCACCAGATGTGCCAATCTCTGAACGTATTTCGCTCATACTTATTGCACCACTACTCTGAAGAGCCATATTTACTTATCTTTCTTTAATTCATCAATTTGTTTTTGCTGTTCCTTAATCGCTTCGATAAGAACACCAACTATATTGCCATATGCAACAGACTTATATTCACCATCTGTTACAACCTCTGGTAAAACTTTTTCTACTTCTTGAGCAATTACACCAATACCTTTTTCAGCTTGTTTGATATATGATACGCCACGCATATTCATAACTTTGTCTAAAGCGTTATCTATTGTTTCTATATCTGATTTTAATCTTTCATCTGAGAAAGCTGTAATATCGCCACTAGCAGTAATTGTACCAGTGTTAGATATATTTCTAAAACCACTAATGTCTTTATTGCTATCAACGATTACTGCTTTTGATGCAGAAACAGTTCCTGCTGTTATACCATCAACTAAATTTAATTCTGATGCTGTAGAAGTAACTCCATCCATAATGTTTAACTCAGCAGTTGTTGCTGTTACTCCATCCATAATATTAAGTTCAGAAGCTGTAGCAGTAACCCCATCTAAGATATTTAACTCAGCAGTAGTTACTGTTGCACCATCAAGTATCTCAAGTTCTGCTTCTGTAATAGTAGCACTACCTATAGTAAAACTTGTTGAAACAGTTAAATCACCTTCATGCGTCAGTCTCATTTTTTCTGTCGCAGCTTCAGAGCTACCTAATTTAAAAACCATATCTGTTTGGTTGTTATCTGCTGCAAAGGTATTATCTGCTTCAGCTACGATAGATGCTGCAACTGTTATAGCATCTGTACCACTACTTTCATTCGGTGCTTGAAACTGTAATGCACCAAGTACATCACCATCAACAACTGTTGTGTCAGATGTTTGTAATGTTAACAAAGCACCATCACCAGTTTTCATGGTTACATCTTCTGTAAATTCATCTGATCCTGTTTCTATCTGTGCAACTGCCGCACCAGAACCTGCACCATCTGCATATACGATAGCAGTTTTGCCATTACCTACAGTAACAGTTGCACCACTGCCTTGTTTAATTATTATAGATTGGCTGCCAGAGGTATTGTTAAATACAAAGTACAGTTTGTCTTGATCATTAGGTGATATGGTAACAGTATTTGTAGAACTTAATGTACCACCAAAAACTAATACTTTAAAATGACCATCGGACAACGCACCATCTGTTGTTGTTAACGTATGTGTTGTACCAGATAAGGTAATCGCACCTACACCATTTATAGCTCTGTCAAGAATATCAAAGTTTGTATTGGTTGTTGCACCCCAAGTACCTGCTTGTTCGCCTGTACCAATCTTCTCTATGCCGTTATTTGCTGTATACGAACTCGCCATCTATAACTCCTAATTTGTACTCACATCTGTCCAAGTGTCGCCTGTGTGAGTAATCTCTGTCCAATTATCACCTGTATGTGTGATCTCTGTGTAAGTCACAGTAACACTCGGAACGATTTCTGTAAATAATAATTCACCAGTAGCTGTCTGTGTTAAATTAAAATCTTGTGTTGATGCACCAGTAAATATGCCAATACCATCTGTAGATTGTTCAGATGTAAACTCTATATCTGTTTCAAGTTCTGTGCCCTTAACAAATCGACCAGGTAAATCATCTAACCCAAAGTTAAAACTCATACTTGTTACTGGTATATCTGGTACAGCAGCACCTTCTACATCTTCTACAAAGATAGCAGATATATCTGCAATACCAGTTAATATACCAATACCAGCACTTGCTTTAGAAGCAATGCCACTCATCTCTGCATTACCTTCGAGTATTTTACTTATACTACTGATAGGTGTTTCAGAGAGGGCGACATGACCTAGCATTAACTAGCCTTTTTTTCTTCTAATGATTGGATCAACGCAGTTGTATAAGAGTTCTTGGCAACACGAATTGGATCAAGTTGAAACGCTAACTTCTCTTCTTCTGCTGTCAAAGCTCTTATTTGTTTTATTAAATACTTTTGTTGATCAGACATAGTATCAATATTATGATCCTTGCCGTTTATATTTATTACGTTATCACTCATGGTGTTTTCTGACTTTCCATAAATGTTTTAAACGCAGTCTTTACATCATCAGTCCACGCTGCTGTTGCAATAGCTTGTACATCTGCATCTTCACTACTTATGTCAGTAGCAGTATGTGTCCACTTATCATCAGAACCTTTTACTGAATTAAATGGTTGCAACACATGACGATGAAAAGAACGAGTTAGTTCTTTCTTAGAACCATCTGCTTGTTCTTCCATAATCTTTGTTGCTTTACGAACTTGTATGTTCCATCTTGACACGACTTCTATTTTGTCGTTTTCATATTCTTTAGTTATATCACCTTGTGCCATATTTTTTCTCCTTTTTAGGCTTCCAACTCTAGCAATCCACTAGAGTATCTCTAATCACTTGTTAAATAAACAAGACCGAATATAAATTGGTCTAAACTTTGCACTTCACTATTTTTAACTGTTGTAGAAACACCTGCTAATTTACTAAAATAAATTAGTGTACCACCCTGAAGTGTTGTCGCACCATCTACAGCCAAAGCATCCCAATTAAATGAAGCAGTAAAAGCTACTGAACTAGCACCATGATATGAAGTGCTACCAATAACTGTAAAAGGTAGCCCTCCAATTTCAAATCTACTACTATTATTTGGTATGGCAGTGCCATCTCCAATACTGTGTAAATAAGCACCAACATAGACCATTTTGCCTATTTTTGTGTACTGTGCATTATTTACACTGACAGAACCTGTATTAGTAAGACTAGGTGTCCAAGAACCTTCTTCATAATCGTGAAGCGTGTTTGCTGCTGTTGCTGAAGTAGCACCTAAACAAATTCCTTTACCTGCTGTAGAGAAAAATATATCACCTGTTTCAATATCAACATTACCACCATCGTCAATGGTTACTCTCGCTGTTCCATCAACAGATATTCTTGCTTTACTTGATGAATGTTGTGCTCCATGATCTGAACCTACTGTTAGTGTTCCATCGTTATAAAATACTCCACCATAGTTGTTGTCATCAGAGTCTAATAATTTTAAATCTGGATGACTGCCTTTTACTTCAAGTACATCTGGTGTAACAACAACTGTATCTGTACCACCTACTCTAATATCTATCTGATCATCAGTATCAGCCGTGATAGACGTATCATTGTCAGCATCAAGTATGAGTTCAGTTGCTGCTAAATCTCTATCTGCTATTTCTCTTGCTCTGCTCATCTACGCTTTCTCCAATGCTGTCACTCTTAATGTCAGTGCTTCAATTTTTGCGTCAGCTTCTTGCAATGCTTTGACTAACATAGGTACTAATTTACTTCCATCTACTGACCAAGGGTCTGTTTTGGGGTCATCTCCACCAACAACAACTGCTCTACTCTTATAATCTTCATATAGCTCTTGAGCAACAAACCCATGGTCATGCTCTGCATCTTTACCTTCAGAAATCCATTTAAATTTTCTAGGTCTAAGTTTGTTTATAGTTGTCAAACCATCTGTTAAATCTGTAATATCTGTTTTTAATCTTTCATCAGAAGATGCAGTAAAGCTACAAGTAGTATTTCCTGTGCTTACAATCAAACCTTTAACACCAGCACTGCCCTCTAATTGAAAACCTATCTGTGCTGAACTATGTGCCGTACCACTATAGTCTGCAACAAAGGCTCTTGTTGAACCAGTGTAACTAGTAGCATCAGCATCTACTCTGATTAAACCAGTACCAGAACCATCTTTTGAATTTGTCACTTGTATATTTGTATTTAAATCTCCATTAAGTTCCATTCCACCACTAGCAGTAAATTTTATGTCTGCATCATCAGCACCAAAACCACAAGCTAATTCTAAAGTTGAACTACTCGTAGAATATCCTAATTGAAAATCAGGTCTGCTATTGCCACCAGCACCAAAACCAATTTTAAAATCATCGGCTAAATGAAGACCATTACCACTTGTAAATGATGGAGTTAAGCCCATGCCTATATCATCTTCTGAACCATCACAAATAAATAAATTAGAAAAAGTATCACCTTCTATTCTAAAATCTTTTGCTGCACCACTTTCATTAAATACAAAGTTACCACCATCTAAACTAACGTCACCTGAAGCAGTCAATGCAGTTGCAGTTAAAGCAGTATTAAGTGTTAAACCAGTATCATGCACATGGGTCAACGTCACATCTGCATCAGCACCAAACTTTATTATTGCACCATCAGAAGCCAACAATAAATCATCTGTGACAGTAAGATCATCTGCAATTGTTAAGTCTGTTATGTTAAGACTGTTATCTGTTATCTTTGATAGTGCCATAATAGTGTTCCTTTATGTAATATAAGTTCCACTTAAAACTACTTCATTAGAAGAGCTAATTTCATTATGGTATAACTGATTGTGAGCAGTACCTGCATGACCATCATCATAAAATGCTATTCTTCCATTAGTTTTGACATACACAACTCCACCTTGAAAATTAGTATTAACATGCCTCCACATAGCTTGTCCAGCGGCTTGATTGATAGATGGTGTAAAAGGCAATCCAGTAATTTCAACAGCTTCAGCATTTGATGAATTAGAAAAAGCACCTTTTACATGAAAATGAACAAGTCTTCCAATTTTTGTATATACAACAGAACCACTTTCAGCATTTAAAGCACCAACAGCAGAACCTGCAGTCCAAGTTCCCTCTTCATAATCGTCTAATTTGTTTGCGTCTACTTTTGATGTTGCACCTAAAAAAATACCTTTTCCTGCTGTGGAGAAGAATATATTATTTGATTCAATATCTATATCTCCATCAGTAGTTACTGTAAGTGCTGCTGTATTATTTTGTAAAATACTTACAGGATGGTCTGTTGTTGTGCCTATGTTCATACCACTGTTATTTCTATGTTGAACAATAGAAGTTACAGTTGAACCTGCCGTAGAATTAAATTTTATTTCTGAGTAATCGCTTGAACCACCTGAACCAGTATTTTCTAAATTTAATCTTACAGTTCCACTATCGGCTGTTCTACTTATTGTTAGATCACCTGCTGAACTTAAAGACATTTTTTCTGTTGCAGCTTCACTTGCACCTGTCATAAAACCTAATTTAGTAGCATTGCTAGAAGCACTATGGTCGCCTTCAGCAACAGCTTGTATAGCTGCTGAAACAAGAACAGCGTCTGTTCCTGTGCCTTCGTCTGGAGCTTGAAAGGCTATTTTACCAATAACATCATTCGCTGCTAGATCAGTTTCACCAGTTTGAAGAGTTAATAATAATGGATTATCGTCTGCTGTTGCTGTGCTTTTGAAGATCAAACCATCGTCTGGGTCATGTGTTATGGTTACATCTGAGTCTGCACCAAAAGATAATACTGCACTATCCGATGCAAGACTTAAATCATCTCCTACAGAAACATCTCCTGTAAACGTACCATCTACGGCTGTAAGGTTTTGAGCCGCAGGATGCGTAGTCGTTGTTGTTGGGTTCATGTGAAGAACGTAGATATTGTTACTTGCATTTGGTGGTGCTGCTGTAAATGTTAATGTCGTACCACTGACTGCATAGGCTGTTGTAGGCTCTTGTCTTACGTTCTCAACAAACACGGACACAGAATTAGTTGTAGCAACCTTAGAGAGTGTAAAAGCAGTTTCACTGCCATCTCCACTGAAACTATCTTTAACTACTGTCGCAAAACTTGTTGAAGGTGTATTACCTAAGTAGGGCATTAAGTGATCTCCATAATAGATAAGCAAACATCTGTTGCACCACTTCCTGTAACTTTTAATAAGTCTGTTGTTTCCATAACAACTTTATTTCCTGCTAACATCTCCAATGACGATCCTGCTGGAATTGGTGCATTTGTAATTAACTCTACATCTTGGTTGTTTTCGTCATTATTACCTGCTCTACTACCTGTATTTGACGATAGTGTAACTGTTGCAGTTGTTTGACTTGTTGTTGTGTTACCTAACACAAGACCTAAGATAACTGTCGTTGTAGACCCTGCTACAGTATATATTGTATCCTCTGATGTAACTCCTGCTTTAGTAACTACCTTAAATGTATTTGCCATATCTTATCCTAACGCTATTGCTAATGCTGTTGCTTCGTCAGCAATGACTGTGTTTAATGCAGTGCCATTTACAGTAATCGCATCTGCTTCTAATGTTCCGTCAAAGTCACCATCAACGGCATCTATGTTACCTTTAAATATTGTGGCTGTTACAGTTCCTGTGCTTGGATTATAAGAAAAATTACCATCCATCTCCAAACCAACATTGCCTGTGCTTGTAGTAGCATCTTCTACAAAAGTAATTAAATTTTCTTCGTTTGTACTTTCGTTATCTGTAACTAAAACATGAGCAGAGTTTGTTGCATTTGTAACTGTCACTCCTGCAATCACAGTGTTAAGTGCTGTGCCATTTACTGTTATAGCATCAGCTTCAAGTGTGCCGTCAATATCTGCATCGCCACTAATATCTAAACTTGTTGCATCAACTTCACCAGCAACTGTCAAAACACCATCAGCAACTGTCATTAAATCAGTATCATCTGTATGTCCAATAGTCGTGCCGTTTATAGCTACATTATCAACTGTCAAAGCTGTTAATGTTCCTAATGATGTAATATTAGTTTGTGCGGCTGTTGTAAGAGTTACATCAGCTATGTATGTTTTTACACGGCTCATGTCAGCACGTCTGTTTGTGCCACCTCCACCATCGTCAACTATAATCTCATCTGCATCTGCAAGAGCAGCACCTATATCTGTTCCACCATCAATATCTAATGCACTGATAGCAACTTTACCTGCTGTTGATATTGTATCAAGTTTAGTATCAGCAATAG